CCGAACGCGTGTCGGACATCGCTGCCGACTCCCAGGCTCGGGCAATCTCGATCCAGCTGCGCCAACCGACCGGGCTGTAGAGGCTGGAGAGATGGAAACCTGCCGTGCGACCGGCGTTCTCTGGCGCGCAGGCCTGCCACTGGCCGTTTTCCAGCATCCAGGTCTTGTGGTGCTCGGCGATGGGTTCGGCACAGCCTTCGCAGATGTAGGCCGCTGTTTCCGGCTGTCCGCTCTCCCAGCGCAGTTGCTCGAAGCGCAGCCACTGACGGTGTGCGCAGTGCGGGCACGGCACGAAGTAGCGGCGCTGGTCCGAGGCTTCGAACTCCCGGTCGACCGCGCTCGCCCCGGCAATGGTTGGCGTCGAGACGATCAGGATCTTGCGTCGGGCAAAGGTGCGGGTGCGCGCCTCGGCCAGCGAAATCGCATCACCTTCGCCTTCCACGTCCAGCGGATAGCCATCGACTTCATCCAGAAACAGGTAGCGCACAGGCATCGAGCGAAGGCCGACCGCGCTGTTGGCGCCGGTCATCACCAGCACCCCGCCATGGAACTCCTTGGCCAGGATGGTGTTGCCCGAGTCCCGGCTGCGTGCCGGCGCGATCCGCTCCTGGATGGCCGGGCTTTCTTCAATCAGCGCGTCGATGCGCTGCTTCGAGGCCCGCTTGGCCATCTCCACGGTCGGCCACACCGCCATCATCGGCCCCGGGGCGTGGTGGATCACATAGCCCACCCAGTTCAGGCCCAGTTCGGTGCCGCCGACCTGTGCCCCCTTCATGAACACCACCCGCTCGATCGGCGACATGGGCGACAAGCAATCCATGATCTCGCGCAGGTAAGGCGTACGACTGGTGCGCCAGCGCCCCGGCTCGGAGGCCGCCTTGCTGGAGAGCACCCGGTGTTTGTCAGCCCACTCAGACACCGTGAGCAGCGGATCGGGCGTGAGGCCTTCGCGCCAGGCGCGCTCGATCGCGTCCCAGCCTTCGTAAAACGACTCATCCATGGTCAGTCCACCCATCAGTCGACCTTCGGCTGCAAGTCGCCCAGGTCCTGCAGCTGTTGGCGTACGGCGGCGTCCAGCGCGACGTGCAGCACATGGGGATCGACGTTCAGGCCAGCGGCCATCTGCGCCGAGATGCGCGCCGGCCAGTTGAGCCAGGCATCCCGCTCGGCACGGGCCAGCTTGAACACGTGGGCCACAGCCTGCGAGCGATCAACCAGTTCGCCTTTGAGGCGAGCCAGGCGAACCTTGTTGGTCTGCGCCTTGACGACTTCGTTGACGGTGCGCGCCTGCAACAGCGACGTACCGCCGGTAGAGAGCGCCGGCGTCGGTGGTTCAGCGACATCACGCTGCGGACGGCTGCTGGCAGATGCGGATGCTTGCGGAATCGTGCGGACTGCTGCTGCGGCAGTCTGCGGCGCCTCTTGGGGCTCGGCCGCTACTGACCGCCTGGTCGGCGTGGTGTTGGCCGCCCACTGGGCATCGGCCGCCAACGGATCGATCGTGCCATCCGGCAATGGCGTGATGCGCCCCGTGTCGATGGCCTTCTTGACGGCCACGTGCGACACGCCTCGGTGGCGCGCGTAGGCGCGAATGGACAGTCCCATGTGTAGATCGACTCAGTGCAAGTGTGGGTGGCCTCCTGGATGCGGTTGGTCAGGCAAAGGCGAGTGAATCACCCGGGATTAAAAAGCGCTTGGCTTCTGTGGCGCACAGCGCGTGAATGCGGATGTCGATTGACAAGCAACCCACCACCAAGGAGCCCCCAATGGCCAAGAAGATGTCCCCCACCGCACTGTCCCCCGACGAGATCGAACTGTTGTTCGAATCGATTGCTATGGACCACCTGTTCATCGAAACCCTGCAGACCCGCCACCGCGACAGCCTGGACTTCCACGATGTCAGCGTCTGGGGTGTGAAGAGCGCCTTGCAAGCCGCGTTTGACGCAGGCCTGCGGGCAGCAGGGGGTACGCCCAAGCAACCGGTGCACCGCAGCCGAAAGGCCAACGGAACAAATCCCACCAACGGCAGCGGCGCCGCCCTGCATGCGTGAGGCAGCCATGGCAACGACACTCAACCCCAACCAACAGACCATCCTGGAGCGCGCCGTGCAAGACAACGCCGGCAAGATCGCCTGGTTCCCGGAGCACATCAAGGGCGGCGCCCGCGCCAAGGTGCTCGAGGGTCTGTTCAAACGCACCCTGATCACGCCCGACGGCGATGACTGGGTGGTCGCTGCCGAGGGCTACGACGCCCTGGGCCTGCCCCGGCCGGGCGCATTGCCACCGACCATCACGCTTGACGATCCGGCACTGGAGGCCGCCGTTGAGAGCGCCGAGGCGACTTGGCAGGCCCCTGCCAAACAGAAGCCCCTTCGCACCCGCGCGGACAGCAAGCAAGCGCTGGTCATTGGTCTGCTGCAGCGCCCCGAGGGCGCCACGATCGCGCAGATCATGGAGGCCACGGGGTGGCAACAGCACACGGTACGCGGCACCCTCGCGGGCACGCTCAAGAAGCGCCTGAGCCTGACCATCAACTCCAGCAAGGAGGCCGGTGGTCAGCGCGTGTATCGCATAGCGGCCCAGACCGAATCGACCGCCAGCGAAGCGGAGGTCGCATGAACGCCACCCCAAGTACCGAACCGACTCAACCAGAAAGGCCCGCCATGCTCAGCATGTCCATCACCATTGAACGCACGCCCATGACCCTCCAGTGGGAGGGGCAGGCAATCCAGGTCGAGCAACTCGGTATTCGCCTACCCTTTGCCCGCAAGCCAGCGGACTTGAAAGACATGAGCGCCAGCGGCGACTACGTGGTCTATGTCACCGAGACACGGACCATGACGCCCGAAGAGTTCGACGGCTTTGCCGCCAACCTGCTGGTCTCACGCGACTGGCTGGCCGGCAAGGGCGGGTATGTGGGTCAGGGATGCCTGTGCGTCGAAGTCCACGCGCCCGGTCGCCCGTATCTGTATGTCGATCCGTCCGGCGGAGACTACGCGCGCTACGTCGCCCGTCTGGGGTAGTGGCTCTGCCGCCACACTGTGCATCCTCTACGGATGAAGCCTTGGCTTTCTGATTGAACAGCGCGTCAATGGGGTCATCGCAAAACGATTGAACGGAAGCCCCACCATGACACTCGACCTCGATTCCCTGATGCGCCAGATGACTGAACAAAAAGCCAAGGATGCCTTGCTCACCGCTCGCTCCACCCTGGAGCGCAGCCTGCGAGAACTGGACCACTACATCGAGCGGCTCGATACTGCTGAGACGCCGCAGGACAAATCGCAAGTGATGAACTGGGCGCTCAACGCCCTGGCCTGCAACATCACGCCCAACCTGCGCCTGGATCTGATTGCCAACGCCCAGGCGGAATTGGCCAGCGTTGCGAAATGATCACGGCCTCCAAGAATGATCGAGAAAGGCTTGGCTTCGTAATAGAACAGCGCGTGAATGGAGTCATCGCCAACACAGACACGGAGCCCACGATGACCACCACCCAGCAAGCACAGATTCCCGCCACCATGAATGAAGCCTGGGGCTTTTGGGGGTCGATGAATGAACGGGCAGAAGCCGCCTGGCCGATCGCGATGACCGCGATTTCAGACGCCACCTACCAGCCCCTCGAATCGGTCCGCGCCTTCCTCGACAGCCGCCACGGTCGCCACTTTGCCGACGACGTCCTGAACGAACTGCACGTCGGCGCCAACCTGAAAGACGCAATCCACGCCGCCACCCAACGCTGGATGGGCTGGACCATCGGTCGCCAGACCAGCAAGCAGTGCGGCATCCCCAAGGGACTGCCTTACCTCACCGGGTTTGTGATTCACTGCGAGATCATCGAAGAGGCGATTGCCGACTAAACTTCGTCAGGCAGCGCGCAACACTTCATCGTGAGATCAGATCCGCAATCAATGTATGCCGCCGCCATTAGCCAATTCCCAAACTGCCTTGTCCGGAAAGACTGCACCTTTGTAGAGCGGCCCACATGGCGTGTGAGCCAACTTGAGCGACAGCGCCAGATGATCGATCAAGCTGTTTCGGTCCCGGTAGCCCGCGGCAAGGACGGCAAACTCATTCATGATCCCCACCACGCTTCGATTAGATGTCTTGGCATAGACCAGATCACGCATGTCAGAGATTTCAGTCTCAATGAATTCAGCGGGAAGATTCATAGCCTGCAGTACCTTTGTCAGCGCTGCAGGGAATCGCTGTGCCAGCGTAGTGGCTGGTGCCAATGGCAGCATCACCGGCAAGAGCGTCCGCTCGTTGACCAAGAGTGCCATCTGCGGTTTCCAGAACAAGGCCGTGGCATACCATCCGCCCAATTGGGTGGTGGCCGTGACTGGTGCTTCGACCCGAGGTCGAATTCGATCCAGTAGTTTCTTGGTGCAGTGAAGCGTGAACATGTCAGCGTTCACAACATCGGAGCGTCCAGCATCAACTCGTAACTGGTGCTACGGCCACTGGCCTCGGACTTTTTGAGGACCCCGCGTTCTAACAGTTCGGTAATGTCGCGCAGCGCCGTGTCTTGTGAGCACTTTCCGATGGCCGCCCACTTGCTGCTGGTGAGTTTGCCGTCAAAGCCGTCGAGCAACTTGTTGAGCAGTTTGATCTGCCGGTTGTTCATCGGCATGCCCGCCCAGTGTTGCCAAAACCGCGCCTTAACTAGTACCGATGCCAGTGTCTCCTCGGCGCCTTGAACAGCCCGCAGCAGACAGGCCAGAAACCACTCCAGCCAATTGGTGACATCCATGTTGCCTTTCTGCGTGGCCTCGAGGCGGTCATAGTAGTCGTTGCGCTCGCGCTGGATCTGGGCCGACAGGCTGTAGTACCGCTGTGCCGACTGCTCGGCACGCGCCAGCGCCATGTCACCCACCGCCCGTGCGATGCGGCCGTTGCCATCTTCAAAGGGATGGATGGTCACGAGCCACAGGTGTGCGAGCCCCGCCTTGATCACCGGATCGTCGTGTTGGTCCACATTGAACCAGTTGAGGAAATCCAGCATTTCGGCATCCAGCAGGTGCGCTGGCGGTGCTTCATAGTGAACCTTCTGTCGCTGGATCGCGCCTGAGACCACTTGCATCGGACCTTGCGCGTCATCGCGCCACTGCCCGACACGGATCTTGGCCAGGCTGCTGTAGCCGGTGGGGAACAGCGCGGCGTGCCAACCGAACAAGCGCTCTTGTGTCAGCAATTCGTGGTGACGCTGGGTCGCATCGAGCACCATGTCCACAACGCCGTCCACCTGTCGGTCCATTGGCGCCAAGGCGCCAATATCAACGCCCAATCTACGGGCAATTGACGAGCGAACCGAATCCGGGTTGAGCTTTTCGCCTTCGATCTCACTGGTCTTGAGCACATCCTCCGTCAAGATGCGTAGCGTGGCCTGCTCGCGTAAATCGAGACCCAGGCCGTGCATGCGACCCAACAGATGCCCTTGGGCACGGTGCACCTGGGCGAGCAATGGGGCCAGCCGCTGGCGGTCATAAATCCAGTGTGGCCAGTCGTTGAGCTGCCAGATGTAGCGCCTATCTTCGCTTTTCATGCGGTGATTGTGGCTTGCATTCGCCGCATAGTCAAGACAAGCTCCGCATTTATTGCGGCTTATAGGGATCTATTCACCGCGAATTCACGGCCGGCTCTGCCGCCGTCTTAGCAGCCAAATCATCAAACAAGCAATCATCAACTTCCCTGTGGGCCTGTTGCCCGGTGTAGTCCTGCCAGCGGCGCACGATCACATCGACATACTTAGGGTCAAGTTCAATCAGTCGCGCATGGCGCCCCGACCTCTCGGCCGCGATCAACGTCGTGCCAGAGCCGCCGAAGGGATCAAGCACAGTATCTCCTGGTCGGCTGGAATTGCGGATGGCCCGCTCGACCAGTTCCACCGGCTTCATGGTCGGGTGCAGATCGTTCTTCTGCGGCTTCTTGATGTTCCAGACATCGCCCTGATCACGGTCACCGCACCAGTGGCGGTTCTGCCCCTCGGGCCAGCCGTAGAGGATGGGTTCGTACTGGCGCTGGTAGTCAGCGCGACCGAGCGTGAAAGTGTTCTTGGCCCAAATGATGAAGGTCGACCACTTGCCGCCGGCGGCTCGGAAGGCTTGCTGCAGCGTGTCCAGCTCGCTGGACGACATGGCGATGTAGGTGCCCCCAGCGCATCGCGCCAACGTCGGGGTCAGCGCGGCCAACAGGAAATCGTAGAAGCCATCGCCCAGGTTGTCATTCAGGATCGGGCGATCCTTGCCGCGCATCTTGTCTTTGGCGCTGTTGGCGTAGTCCACGTTGTACGGCGGATCGGTGAACACCATGTCGGCTTGGGCGTCGGCCATCAGCGCCTCGTAGCTGGCCGGGTCGGTGGCATCACCACACACCAGCCGGTGGTTGCCGAGCTCCCAGACATCTCCCGGTCGGGAGATCGGCATCACCGGCACCTCGGGAACGGCATCGTCGTCGGTCTGGCCATCGACCGTGGTCTCCTCACCGGCCATGATCTCGGCCAGTGCATCGGGATCGAAGCCAGTGATGTCCAGGTTGAAACCGTCCTCCTGCAGCGACTGCAACTCGATGCGCAGCATGGCGTCGTCCCAGCCAGCGTTTTCTGCGATGCGGTTGTCCGCAATGATCAGTGCACGGCGCTGGGTGGGCGTCAGGTGATCGAGGACGACCACTGGCACCGTGTCCAGGCCCAGCTTCTGGGCGGCGGCCAAGCGACCATGTCCTGCGACGATCACGCCGTCGGAGCCCGCCAGGATCGGGTTGGTGAAACCGAACTCGACGATGGAGGCGGCAATCTGCGCCACCTGGTCCTCGGAGTGGGTGCGGGCGTTGCGGGCGTAGGGCACCAGCTTCTCTGTCGGCCAGCGCTCAATGTGGGTGGAGAGCCAGGGGTCAGACATGGACCAACCCCGGCTCGTAAACCGTCTTGCCCTGCGCCAACTTGGCAGTCAGCAGTTGGGTGCGCTCGCTCGGCAAGGCCACCGCCAGATGTGCCCAACGCCCGAACTCATGAATGATCTGCACGCATGGCAGCTTCATCTGCTGCGCGGTCTGGCAGACGGCCAAGGGCGTCATACCGGGAACGATGAGGTCGGCGGCGCGCCCTTGCATGTGGTGGCTGGTCTTGCTGCCACCCACCGCACGGTTGAGTTCTGGCGATCGGTACCCGGACGTGATCACCAACGGGCGAGCGAGCTTCACGCGCAAAGGCTGCAGCACCAGCTGACACAGCCGACGCAGGTTTTCGATGACCTCCGGCGTGGGTTCATTGGCAATGCCACGGCGTGCGGCGGTCTCTGAGACCAGAAACTCGGCCAGTTCGAAATGTTCAGACAATTGCATGTTCGCTCTATTGTCAGCGCTCAGTTTTGCGTTGCTGGGCGACGACCTCAAAGGGTTCGCCGGTGGCGGTCAGGGTGACCGGCACACCGGGGAAGTTCTGTTGGAAACGGATCAGCGCCACATCGACGTACTCGGACGCGATCTCGACAGCCCGACCGATGCGGCCGGTGCGCTGGGCGGCCATCAGCGTGGTGCCGCTGCCGCCAAAGGGCTCAAACACGATCTCGCCTTCCTGCGTGTAGGCCTCGATCACATCCACTGGTAGCGTCACCGGAAACACGGCCGGGTGATCAATGTCCTGGCCGATCTTTCCCTTGTGGCGCATGACGCGGATCACCGAGTCGGGGATACGGTGGTCTTGGGTGGGCTGACCAGCAGCGGTCCAGCCGTTGACCTGACCGTCCTTGCCGCGCATGGCGGTGGAAGAGCCGTCGGCACGCAGATGGGTTTCCTGGCCGGCGAACTTGCATGGCACCGTCTTGTTCGGCTTACGCGTCTGACGGTTGAAGTGGAAGATGAACTCGAAGCTGGGAGCCAGGCGTCCT